AAAGTTCGTACCCTAAATACTAAAGGAAAATATGCAGATGCGGAAAAACTTGAAGCTGAATTGACAGCTGCATATATGGAAGGCCGCGTTCGAGCATAACTCAGCGCATTACATGTAAGCAGCTATCGAGTAACCAAACTTAATAGGAGGCCAAAATGGCTGCTGTATTCCCCGTCGTTAGTTCCGGCGCATTTGACACAAACCCGTCTTACTCAGGCGGATTCATTCCACAACTATGGTCGCAAAAGCTAAACGCTAAGTTTTATGCGAACACCATGATGACCGAAATTTCCAATACTGATTGGGAAGGCGAGATCAAAAACCAAGGCGATACAATTCGTATCCGTACTGCACCATCAATCACAATTAACGATTATGCGGGTGCTGGTACAACTTTAACATCTGAAGTACCTACACCGATCTTCCAAGACATGCAGATCGACCAGGGTAAATATTTCAGCGTACAAGTAAACGATGTACTTGCTCACCAAGCTGACATGGACTTAATGAACATGTTCACTGATGATGCGGCTAAGCAGTTAAAAATCAACATCGAGAACGACACGTTCTTCAACTGGTTTGTAACATCAGGCGCAAACGCGGCTAACAAAGGTGCCACTGCTGGTGCTATCTCAGGTGCTTACAACTTGGGTACTGACGTTGCTCCAATCGACCAAGCAACTCCAGCAAACGTACTGAACGCTATCTTACAGATGTCTTCAGCACTAGATGAGCAAAACGTTCCAGAAGATGGCCGTTGGTTAATCATCTCACCACGTGATCGTCAGTTGTTAATGCAAACAAACATTGCACAAGCGTACTTCACAGGTGATCAGTCAAGCACAATCCGTACAGGTAAAATCGGTATGCTAGATCGCTTCGACGTATACGTGTCTAACTTGTTGCCAAAAGGTCAAGCCGCTAAAGCTCTTGTTCCTGGTCTATCTGCAACATCTGGTGGTGCAACAGTATCAAACGCTAAAGCACGTCGTATGATGGTAGCTGGTACAAGCACAGCTTGTTCGTTTGCTTCTCAGATCAGCAAAACTGAGCCTTTACGTAACCAAACTGACTTCGGTGACATCGTTCGTGGCCTTGCCGTATATGGCCGCAAAGTTGTTAAAAACGAAGCATTGGTAACAGCTCTAGTTGGCGCTGCAAGCTAATAGCTAACGGGAGGGGGATCACTCCCCCTCTCACCCTTTAATGAGAGGACTAAGCTAATGGCGACCATAAAGGTTATCGATGTTATTTCTCGCGTCGAAGCTATTTTACAAGATTCAAACGTGCGTTGGCCGCGTCTCGAGCTTCAACGGTGGTTGAACGAGTCGTACCTCAGCATAGTTTTACTTAGACCAGACGCAAACGCGAAGTGTGCAACTTTTACATGCGCGGCAGGGTCTAAACAGACATTAACTGCTTCTAGCGGTGGATTTCCTACAGCGATCAGACTTTTGGACATCAAACGAAATGTAGCTTCTGCCTCCACTAAGAAAGTTGTTAGAGTTGTTGCGCAGAGTGTTTTAGATGATCAGCGCCCCAGTTGGCATACAGAAACACAAACCGCTAACATACAACACTATACTTACGATCCACGTAACCCTAAAGATTTTTATGTTTATCCTCCGGCGGCTGCAACAGCACAGCTCGAGGTCGTCTACGTTGACACACCAGATCAGCACGCGCTGACAGACAGTCAGTTAGACCCCGCAAACAGTAATGCCACAGTTATTTTACTTGACGACATATACCTTGGTCCAATCACTGATTGGGTATTGTATAGAGCGTACTCGAAAGATGCAGAGTACGGAGCTAATGAGGCACGCGCTTCATCTGCTTTTCAAACATTCAACGCGGCGATTGGTACAAAAACTCAAGTGGACGCGGCAGTTTCGCCGTCTCCAGGAAGTATGGTGGCGTAAATGGCTACAACCCTTTGGAGTAAATTTTACCCATACCTACAACCTTACCTACCGGGTTGTCCTGAGATTGTTATGGAGTCTCACTTACAAGAGGCCGCTTCTAAGTTCTTAGAGCGAAGCGAGATTTGGCGCTTTGAGATAGAAAAAGATTACGCTGTAAATAAAGTTGCAGACTATCCAATACAGTTGCCATCTAACGAAGCCATACTAGAAAATGTCTACGAATTAATACTGGATGGGCGACCTATGAGTCGTGTCACAGACAAACATTTAGACACGTCACAGTTCAACGGCACGGGCTCTCCGACTTTTTATGCAATCTACCAAGATACATCTATTCGGTTCTACCCAACACCTGACAACAAATACTCTTTCAGAGGGTGGGGAGTTCTTAAAACAAAACTTACTGCAACGGGTGTAGAAGACTGGATTTTTGAATCTCACGGGCGCTGTATTTCTTACGGGGCTATAGCACATTTAACATCTGTACCCGGCAAAGAGTGGAGCAACATGGAGTTGTCCATGTACTATCGACAAAAGTTTGCCAAAGAAATCGACGACGCGAAGAGTAGAGAGTACCGCAGAGTAAGAACGCGTGTACAGTTTCAAAACTTTTCTGGTCGTAGAAGGAGAGCATAATGGCAACATCATTTAACTACGTACAAGGCGACACTGGACCACAAATAAAAGTGACGTTGGTTGACGAAGATACGAACTTAGCTACAGACTTAACAGGCGGTTCTGTAACTCTGCATTTTCGTGCTGTTGGAGAAACAACAGTATTATTCTCGCGAGCGTTGTACGTAAACCCAGACACTGCTGCTACTGGAGTAGCAATCGTCCAGTGGCAGGCAAACGATCTAAACCAAGAAGCCGGTACTTACGAGGGTGAGCTAGAAATAGTTAAAGCCTCTGGACTTCGTGAAACTCTGTACGAAACCTTACGGTTCAGAATACGGGAGGACTTTGCGTGAAACTCAAGTCCGTAGTATTACACCAAGCTCTTAAAGCCGCGTACAAGCGGCTAGGTGTGTCTGCGACTTACACTGCAAACTCCGTAAAAGCGACGTTTGAAACCGGCGAGTTTTTAATAACGTCTGCGTTCTTAGACAGTTTAGCTGCGTTAGACGGCGTAGGTACATCAGACGGTGCTGTTTTAAGCGTGTTTAAAACTTTCACTGACGACTCTAGTGCGGCGGAGGATGCCACTCTAGCGTTCTTTAAAGTTCTTGCAGATAATGGGTACGTAAGTGAAGAGCACATATTTGATTTCTTTAAGCCGCTAACCGACACAGCGACAGTTTTAGACCCGATTAGTAAAAATTTCAGCACTGGGTTTGATGACGCGTACGGCGCCAGTGAGGTATCGACGTTTAATTTAGGCAAGGTGGCAAACGATAGTTTTTCGACCAACGACCTATTGTTCGTCAAGCACCCCAATAAAGGCTTAAACGAAGCTCCTACTGCTGTGGATGCAATAGATGCGTTTGCGATTACCAAATTCCTCGCCGACCAAGCAACTGTAACTGATGACCTAGACGGCGAAGCAACTACAGAAGACGACCAAGAAATGCAGTTTGCAAAAGTTACAGGAAACATAGCTGCGGCTACAGACGCCCTAAACTTTGCTGTGAGTTACAACAGAGCGTTTACGGACAGCTACGGAGTTACGGACGGTGATGTTCTTAACTTTGGTAAACGTCCGTCAGACACAACCTCCATGACCGACGTGGGGTCATTACGAAGTCAGGGTTTTGCTGACTTCACTTACTTTGCGGAAGACTACGTCGGCGCTTCCCGAACCTTTACTTAGGAGATCGAAATGATCCTTGAAAACCTAAAGCTATCCGGTCAGCTTAACATCGTCCTAAAGGACAAGGCCGGGAATATCAAAGAAGAACGCGTGGAAAAGAACCTCGTTGTAAACGCGGGGCTTGCTTATATCGCATCTCGCATGACAGGTACTTCTAAAGCAGTCATGTCTCACATGGCGTTAGGTTCCGGCACAACAGCAGCGGCCGCAAGCCAAACTGACCTTGTGACCTTACTGGGGTCTCGCGAAGCGTTAGACTCGTCGACGATCACAGGTTCTAACAACGAAAAAGTTGCATACGTTTCTGCGTTTGAAGCGGGTGATGCAACGGGTGCTGTAACAGAAGCTGGAATTTTCAACGCTGCATCCTCGGGTGACATGCTTTGCCGTACAGTATTTAGCGTCGTTAACAAAGCTGCTGATGATACGATGTCCGTTACTTGGACAATCACTTTAGCTGCATCTTAATAGGTAGGGGGGAACAATGGCTACTATTGTAACACGATCTGGCAAGGGTTCGCCCCTAACTAACACTGAAGTTGATGCGAACTTTACCAACTTAAATAACGATAAGTTGGAGAGTGTTAATAACACAACGTGGAGCGGTACTGACCTCTCTATAGCAAATGGCGGAACAGGAGCATCTTCGGCTGCTACTGCTAGAAGTAATTTAGATGTCGATCAAGCCGGAACAAGCTTGGCAATGGCAATAGCATTGGGGTGATTCATGGCAAACGTCTTTAAGAACTACACAAGCGCCTCAGTTGGTACAGGTGCTACAACTACATATACAGTACCAAGTTCAACTACATCAGTGATGATCGGTTGTAACTTAGCTAACAGAACAGCATCACAGATTAAAGTCGATGTACAGGCGGCAGGTGTTTACCTCGTTAAG